GTTAAACAATCTATTGTAAAACACGAATATGCAGTGCAATTATAAGGAATCGGTTAACTTTCTGGATGTCATCGGCCAAAAATTCAAGCCTTTGTCGCTCGGTTTTAACGTGGCCCTTATTGGAAAAGGAGGCAACAACGCAAGCAAACTCAAGGGTTGCCCTGTTTGCCAGCGTGTTCATACAAGAGATAAACATTGCTCGGTTAAGTGCGGGCAAATGGCACAGGAGGGCGGCGTGTGGAGGTCGTGCAAAATCTGCGGAACGCGAACACCAAAGCAACACACTTGCTCATCCGAATGCCGGAAGGAATACAAGAAGCGCTTCAATATTGAGTTTTATCAAAACAACAGCAGTCGAATCCGTCAATACGCCAAAGACTATTACCAGCGTGTTAAGGACTCCCCGCAATACAAAGCCAAAGCAAGGCGCACGGTAATTGCTCACGCAAAACGCATCCGCGAATCACCCAAACTCCGAATGGAATCCGCCATCCGCGCCCGCGTGATGATGTCCATGAAACGCCGAGGCACCAACAAGGACGGGCGCACCTTTAAGTTGATCGGATGCACAGGCGCAGAACTCGCCGCCCACATCGAGAAGCAATTCAAGCGCGGGATGTCATGGGGCAACTACGGCAGCAAGTGGCACGTTGACCACATCACACCGCTCTCCTATTTTGATATGAGCAATCCAGACGACCAGCGCCGTGCTTGGAACTGGCAAAATCTCAGACCGCTCTGGGCATTGCAAAACATCACCGAAGGAAATAAGCGCGGCGAGTGCCAAACATTCCTACCGTTATGCAACTGACCCAGGCCAAGCTAGCCAAGCTGTGGGGCGTCTCCCGTGTCGCTGTGCATCACCTCGTCAAGAAGGGAATGCCGCTGACTAGCGTGAGCGATGCCGAAGACTGGCGCGATGCCAACACTCGCAATCAGCGAGGAGGCCGCGCCTCTGACAAAGCGCACCCACTCCCAGACTCACCTGAAGCCACCGAAAAGAAAGCCGCCCGCATCCGCCAAGCCGCAACCGTCGATGAGGCCGAACGCTATCTGTCCGAGGTCGAAGAACTCCGCAACTTCGCCAAGGAAAACGCCGAGACGCTATGGCAGCAGGGCTTGGCCGACGACTCCCGCAAATGGCTGACCGTTCATCAGGCCATCGCGAAGCAGTATCCATCCCTTCACTCCCAAGTTCTTAAGCTTCGCGAGGCCCACAAAATCACCATTACCACGCAAGTCGCGCAGTCTACATTCACCGCTTTCCTCACCCGACTCCGTGGCCTCATCGACTCCATGCCGGGGGCTTTAGCCGCCAAGGTCAACCCATCCGACCCAGACCACGCCCGCGAGCAACTCGAAAGATGGCGGGATGAGTCGCTGTTTAAAACCTTATCGACTGCGCCGTCAGTCCTGCCGTGATTGACTCACTCCTCGCATCCTTCGCCGCCTGCTTCGCTCCCCGCGACAACCGGCGAGTGTGGCAATGGGCCGAAGATGAAATTGTTCTCAGCATCCGCCAAACGGAAAACGAAGGCCCATACTCAACCGCCCTCACCCCCTACGTCCGTGAGCCGTTGGAGATGTTCGCGAATGACCGTAACTCCGACATCGTGCTTTGCTGGGGCACGCAAACAGGCAAAACAAACACGATCATGGTCGGCACGGCGTGGCGATACGTTCACCGCCCCTTGCCGGGATTGTGGGTGATGCCCTCCGAGGATCTCGCTCGCTCATTTTCCCAAACCCGATGGCTTCCGATGGTGGACGATTGCGGCCCTTTGCGAGCATTGAAGCATCCAAGCCCACGCAAGATCACCGCGCTCTCCCAGGACTTCACCGCCGCCGGCTTGGCATTTGTCGGATCCAATTCGCCGGCGAACCTAGCCTCCCGCCCGTGCGGTCTGCTAGTGATGGACGAGGTGGACAAGTTCGCAACGCAGCGCGGGAACGAAGCATCTGCGCTCCAGCTTGCCGAGAACAGAACCAAGAGCTTTACCAACCCGCTACGTGTTAAGACCTCGACGCCAACCGTAGACAGCGGCACGGTGTGGCAAGAGTTCCTTCGCACCGACCAGCGATATTTCATGGTCCCATGTCCTCACTGTGCCGAGTTGATTCGGCTGGAGTGGTCGCAAGTCCGGTGGTATACCAAAGAGCGCAAGGAGGACGAATGGGACAAGGCGCGGGTAAGGGTCACGGCGCACTACGAATGCCAAGAATGCAAGGGTAAGATTACCGACAGCCACAAGACGAAAATGCTTCGCGGCGGCAAATGGATTGCCACCAACCCAAACGCAGAGCCGGGGCGGGTTGGGTATCACCTCAACTCGCTTTATGCGCCGTGGCGTTCTTGCGCCTTTGGCACGCTGGCGGTGAAGTGGCTGGACGCTCAAACCGATACCTCCATTCTCCAAGACTTTTTTAACTCAACCCTCGCCCTGCCTTGGGAGGAGCGAAGCGCAACCGTGAAGGACGAGGATATTCTAAGCCTCCGCGCACCGTATTGCCTTGGATTTTGCCCCGTCGATGAACCTGCTTATGTCTCGGTGGGCGCTGACCCCGGCGAGAAGTCAACGCACTACGTTGTGACTGCGGTTGAGAAAACAGGCGAGGCATGGGTGATTGATTACGGTGAAGTCATTGCTCCAGAGGACTTGCTCAAGCTTGGCGGCAAGCAATACCTGACGCCATCAGGAAAGACCGTGACCATCTCAGGAGGGCTAATCGACTCCGCATGGGCAACAGACCGCATTTACAAAATCTGTGCCATGAGTGGCGGCAAGCTGTGGCCGACACGAGGCAACGACAAAGCATTCGGCACGTTCAACCAGTCCCAAATTAACGATTGGCCGGGATTGATGCTGACCAGCTACGTTGACTTCCGCATCAAGTGCGCCTTGTGGCTGGATCGCGTCCAAAAACGACTCCCTCCCCTGCTCCACTTCCCCGAGGACATCGGCCCCGACTTCATCATGGGACTCAGCGGCATGGCGCTAATCATGGCAAAGCACAAACGCCAGCCTCTCCAATGGAAGAAGCTCGCCCATGACCACTACGCCGATGCTCTGAAGCTCTCAGCCGTCCTTAGTTGGTGGCTGGTGGCGCATCAGTTCGGGGCATCGCCGCCGGAAGCTGAAAGCGATGTTTGACTGACTCGCCCTAATTGATGGCAAGCGCCGACATCTGGGTCAGAAAACTCGTCAAGTATTACACCACCGCCGAACTTGAAGCGGCGGAACTGGCGATATTGCAAGCGGAAGCTGGGCGGATTCAGGATGTGGTTCAAATCACCAGTCAATCTTCGCGGGCCGGGAGCGCAACGGGCATCAGCATCAGCCCTGAAGAAAGGGCGACATGGCTTCGCCGCATCGAAGAAGCCCTTCACGAACTCGCTGGGACCACAGACTTCAATGATCGCTGGTTTGCCCAAGACTTTTCAACCCGCAACTTTTCCACATGAGCAGAACACGACGAGGAAGAAAAGCAGGTGGGGCAGCGGGCATCAACGCGCTGACCAATTTTGACGCTGCACAATACTCCCCGCGCCGTGCCTGGGTCAACTGGGGCACGCTGGACACATCGCAAGAGCTAACCGGCGGCGATAGGCTCACCATCCTCCGCAAAGCTCGCAAGATGTATGCCGATGTTGGGCTTGCTCGCCGGATCGTCAATGGCGTTGCCAATCTGGTCGGCTACCTCAAGCCGCAAGCCGCAACTCCAGACCGCGAGTTTAACCGGATGGCCGAGGAGCTTTTTGAGGAACGCGCCGGCACTCCATTCGTGTTCGACAGGGCGGGCAAAATGGACTTTTTCCAATGGCAGATTGCACTGACCCGCCTCCGAATCAAGGACGGCGATTCGCTTTCCGTCCTAAGCTCAACCGAAAGCGGAACGGCTCGCATCATCTTTTATGAGTCCCACCAAATCGACAACGGAAAAAGCAAAACGACCCAAGATGGAGTTTTCCTCGACAAGTTTGGGCGACACCTCGCATACAACCTTATCGACGTTAATGATCCCAGTAAGGCATCAAGCGTTGCGGCGTCTGACTCGATCTTCTATGCCGATTTTGAACGGCCTGGACAAGTGCGTGGAATATCCGCACTCGCTCACGCCTTAAACAACATCCAAGACCAAGCCGAGATCACCGCTGATGTTAAGCACGGCATCAAGATGGCAAATCAGGTTGGGCTTGTTCGCACGATGAAAGGCGGCAACGGCCCCCAGGGATTTGCGTCCGCAGTCACAACCAAAACCAGCGGCGGCAGCACAATCAACGTCGAGCAGATGCGCGAAGGCGGAATGGTAGCGCAACTCAACGAGGGTGAACTGCTTTCGGTCTTGCATGATGGACGCCCCCACCCGAACCAAATGATGCTGCTTGAATGGCTCGTGCGTGACATCGCCTGGGGCGTGGGGCTTTCGCCTGAAGTGTTGTGGGACTTGGCAAAGCAAACCGGACCGTCTCAACGCTATTTGATGGCTGAAACTCAACGGTGGATTGAGCATGAGCAAGCGAGACTCAAACAGGCTTGCCAACGCTTCTACACTTACTTCATCGCCAAAGCCGTAAAGAATGGCGAGCTTCCACCACCTCCGCGCAACTGGTGGTGGGCTGAGTGGATTCCACAGGCTGATTTGACCATCGACAGGGGCCGCGAGGGGAGGCTTGAGCTTGAGCAGCTAGAGTCAGGCGTGATGAGTCTCAACGACTACCACGCACGCAAGGGGCGCGATTGG